CTCGATGTGCGCGCGCCTGTCACGCTGGACCACGAAGAGCATGGGCGCATCGAGCTTCCCAGCGGGTTCTTCCGCGTGATTCAGCAACACGAGTACCGTCCAGAAGGCATCCGCAACGTCGCGGACTAGCCTCGCGCCCCGCTCGCGCTCGTCTCACCGGAGACGGGCGCCATGGGGGAGCACGAGCCCACCCGAGAGGAGACCGACCATGCCAACGAAGACAATCTACAAATACCCGATCGAAATCACGGACGAGCAGCTAGTCACCGCACCGGCAGGATGGCAACCGCTGTCCGTGCAGATGCAGCGAAACACTCCGTGCATCTGGGCGCTTGTTGACCCGGAGGCACCGCCGGTGCAGCAGAAAGTCTTCGTCAACGGCACTGGCCATCCGGTGGAGCGCGACGCCCCGTTCCTGGGGACCATCCAGGTCGGGCCACTCGTCTTTCACGTCTTCGCATTCACAACAGCTTAGGAAAGGCTTGACCATGCCAACCAGCAAGTACGACGAGTACCCAGCGCGATACCGACTTCACCACACCTTCCGCGACCATGACGTCCTGCCGGCGCAGCCAGACCCGCTATCAGTGGCCATCGCCCGAGAGATCGTTGGCTGCCAGACCCTGAACTACGTCGGACCGCCCACCGAGTCCGATAGGCAGCACCTCGACGAAGAGATGCGCCTCACCGCGGCTGGACTTACGGAAGAGGAGCGCGCCATCATCGCCGCTTTCGACGAGTCCGTAAGATGTCCACGGCTCCCAAGCAACGCGCGCAATTGCGAAGCGTGTGAACGAAGACGTAGTTTCACGTGGAACCCAAGGAGAAGGATGATGGGAAAGAACAGTAAGAAAGAGAAGATGCAGGAGCGTCTGCGGGCATTCTGGGAGCAACCTGAGAACCGTGGGCGCCTGAGCAACGAGGATGGAACGCTTGCCTTCGCCGAAGCGGAAGTCCGCCTCGCCCTGGCGCCGAAGGAACGGGAAAGCGAAGGGCTGACATCGGAAGGTGCAAGCGCTCGACTTGTCCAAGGCTTTGAGCAATTCGAGCACGCGAAACAGCAGGCCGAGGCGGCCCGTCAGGACAACGACCGTCTTCGCGCCTCTGTGGCCAGGCTCGAAACGGAGAACGCGCGGCTCAAGGACTTCGCCAGGAAGGTCAAAGGCGCAAGTCTGAATTGCGGGATGCTCGACGAGCTTGACACCTGCGTCGGCGAGGCAATCCGTGAACTGGAAGAAGCGGAGAAAGTAACATGACCAACCCCAAGACCACGCCCCTGCTCATCACGCAGGAGCTTTACGAGGCGGCGAAGAAGCTATTGCCTGGGCTGCAAGCTGCACGGTCACGGGCGAAGGAAGTTGGAGTCGGAAACGTTCTCCATGATTTCGAGATGGCCAACTGCCAGTCCATCGTCAGCGCCTGGGAAGGGCGGGAAGAGTCGGTTGCTCCCGAGGAGCTGTACGACGTTGCCGGCCTGCGCGCCCAGCTCGCCGAAGCGAAGGCGAACAACGATGCGCTGGTTGCGGACTTGGAAAACATCACGGCAAAGCTGGACAAAGCCCAGGCCACGCTCGCACGGCGGACGGCGATGCTGCGAGATAGGGTATCGGGTCTGCACCCCATGGATGCTCGTAGAAAGGCCATTGAGGAAGAACTCGCCAAGGGTGACGCCCCAGCCGCACATCCGGGCAAGGCGGAGCTGCCGCGGGTGGGGAACCGCTCGTGCCAGAGCTGCGGTAGCCGGATGGGCGAACCTAGGCAAGAGAAAGATAGGATGGTTCCCGGTTGGGCGACGGTTTGGGAGTGCCAAAAATGCCATTGGTATATAGCGGAATCATGGGCGCCGGTAAGCGCCGCCCAGCCAGCACCCGCAGCACCGGAGAGCGGTAAATCAAAATGATACTCACATACAAATACTGGCCGAGATCAAGGGTGGCTGACCCGACAGGAATCCTTCGATAATTGGGAGTTGCATGTTGACACGCGTAAGCCGACGGGTTTACACCTGTCAAATAGCCGATGAAGAGCATCAGGTTGCTTCGGGCAATTTTGGGGATCAGCCAGCAGACGCTCGTGGAAGAGAGCGGAATCAGCCGGGCGTCCATATCGGCCTTCGAGAGTGGCCGCGCCTTCCCGTCAGTCGAGACGGCCAAGCTACTCGACAGCTCAATCGACGGGATCATCGACAAAAGGGTCATGGCAGCCGTCGAGCAGGAGCGCAGGCGACGTGCAGAAGAGGAGTCGCCGGCCGCGGAATCCCATGCTGGACACGGGGAGATGCCCGCCACATGATGGCAGGCGACACACTGTTGACAACGCTCGCAAACCGGAATAATGTTTACAAATGGCCAACACGAAAGGAGGACTGGACACCGAGCGTTTACGGGCGGCTCTGATTGAGGAGGCTGCACTTGCCGGGGTAACCCCGGTTCAGCTGGCCAAGCAACTCACGACCGAACCGCCGCAGAAGACCATCTCATTCCGACCGTCAGCCGGGCTACGCGCTGCCATTGACCAAGAAGCAGAGCGGACCCAAACCTCGGCTGGGCAGGTATGCAAGGCGTGGCTCGAAGAACGAGTCTCGCCACCAAAAGAAGAAACCGAAGGGAAGGGTAGACCAAATGGTTCAGATGAGCTTTAGTGACGACACGACAGGAAAGACCACCTCTGCATCCGGACATCGTCCAGCGCAGGACACTCCGCCCTCAGCGGGGAAACGCGGGTTCGACGCCAGCTGTCCGGACATCATTTACACCTCGCGCTACTCGAACAAGGCCATTGCGACGAGTGGCCTGGTAGCGGTCCGAGTGACCCGCATGCCACCGCGCTGGAAGCTGCCGTACACGACGGTCGGATGCCTGGACCTGGCACCCACCTTCGAGATGCTCAAGGCTGCGAAGCTCCCAGGCGGCGCCAAGGTGTTCGATGACGCGTTCGAGGACATCCTCGGGCGCTTGGATCCCAAGGCAATCGCCAAGAAACTGAAGGACATCCAGATGACGAAGCCAGATGCGCGCGGCGTTGTGCTGCTGTGCTACGAAGACGTCCGAGTCCCGGGAACGCGCTGTCACCGATTACAGGTGGCACGCTGGCTCGGTGAGAAGCTCGGCATTACGGTTGCCGAGCTCGAGGAATGAGGGGGGCACTCTCACTCCCATCGCTGTTTCTCGGCATCACGCCGGCGCAGGCAAGACAGCACCTGCTGCCCCTGATGAAGGCAGCCCGGTCAAAGTACCCCCGTGTGGTGGTGCCTTGTGCCGGGCGCTTCACGGGCCCGCTCATCGCTCTGAAGGCTGGCTACCCACCGGACGCCATCCACGCAAGCGACGTAAGTCTCTTTTCGAGTCTCATCGGCTACCTGGCTGCCGGCACCGACGTCCGGCAGTTGGGGGCCGTTGTTGCGTTGCCGGACGTCCCGGAGCTGGAAACGTGCGCCAACGAGACCGCCGACCAGCTCGAGCACGCGGCGGCCGTCCTCCTTGCGATGAAGGTCGCCACCACGCCGGGCAAGAACGCCTACGCGCGCATGCTCCGCCAAGACCTAGTCTCGGACTGGCGCCGCCACCTCGAGAAGCTGAAGAGCCACCTCAAGCTGCTGTCCGAGCAGCTGAAGGGAATCCACTACGAGCCCCGCGACCTGTACGCCGTCGTGGAGCAGGACAGCGCAGACCCCAAGGCGCTGCTCTACGTGGATCCGCCAGGCTTTGGTGGAGGCTACGAGAAGATCTTCGATACCGGTGGAGTCGTCTCGTACAACGCGACCGAGTTCACGTCATTCGACCCAAAGACCGGCTTCGAGCAGCTGGGCGAGATGGTGAAGGACGCGCCGGCGCTCGTGATAACCATGCGGGCGACCAAGGACGACTCGGCGTCCCCCAGCGCGGTGTGGGGCATGCTGGCAGGCGACCGTGTCAAGATGCTGGCGGCGAACCGCAAGGACGAGGCGGCGGCGCTGTCTGGGGTCCGGATCAGCATGAAAGCCGAGAAGGCCGTCAACCCGAGGTGGCCGGTCTGGGGCAGCAGAACAGACAAAATTAGGGAAGACAGCGACATCCGAGTCGAAAAGACGACCCGGGAGCTGTCGCTCTACTACCGAGACCTGTTCGCCCACGCCCTAGGCGCCACCAGCTCGGAGCGGTTCTACTTGATCTGGCTCGACGGCAAGGTGTTCGGAACCTTCGGCATGCACCTGTCGTTTGCGACCACCGGCAGGTTCTACGACCCCGCGGACAAGCGCCTGTTCGCATGGGAATCGTACGGCTTCAGCGCCCGGCACCCAGCGTACAAGAAGTACCTAAACCGCCTGCTTATGATGTGCGTCACATGCGAAGAGTTCTTCGGGATGCTGAAAAGGCACAGCTCGTTCCCGATGGGGGACCCGGTCGGGATCAGGACGGCGTGTATCACCAAGGGCATGAAGTCGAAAGGCAACCGCGGCATTTTGAAGCTGCTCAGTCGAGAGCCGCTGCCCGACGGTAGGCATCACATCGTTTACGCCGCTGAATGGCGCAAGGGCACCTTCAAGGACCAGGTAGCCCAGTGGTACCGCAAGTACGGCACCAAGGAGGAGTAACGTGGAAACGCTGAACGCAAGCAAGGACAAGCCAGAGAAGCTGCTCGACCTACCGGAGGGCTTCGAGATATGGCGGATCTCCCCGCTGCTGCTCAAGGAGCAGGACAAGAACGCCCAGGTCCAGTCGAGCTCCACGTTCAAGGCGCTGGTCAGGAACGTGAAGAAGCGAGGCGCCCTCGAGGGACTGCCTTTCTGCGCACGCGATGGTGAGACATTCTGGATCATAAGCGGACATCACCGCACACGGGCCGCGATTGCCGCTCAGCTTCCGACGATTATCGTCTTGGTTGACCCCAAGGCGAGGACGCGCGGCGAGATAGTGGCCAAGCAGGTAGCTCATAACGCCATCAATGGCAGTTCCGATCCGTCGGTGTTGCTCCAGCTGCTCGACGAGATCGACGACGTTGACGCACTGTTGGAATCGGCAGTGGACCGGCATGCGCTGGCCAAGCTGGCTGCGCCGGTCAGGGTGCAAGACGTGGCGGTAGACTTCGACTGGAAGACGGTGACCTTTGCCTTCCTGCCCAAGCAGCTGCGCGACCTGGACAGCCTGTGCGACGCGCTCACGGCGGCCGACAGGGTAATGACTGCGCCGGTGGAAGCTCACGCGAAGCTCGTGGCCGCGATGAAGAAGTTGGGGCAGGTGGAGGATATTCGCTCACTTGGAGCCATAGCCTATCGGATGGTGGAAATCGTGAATCTGCACCTTGCGGCTACGGAAGCGGAGTCGACGGAAGCGCCGAGTGCGGAGTAAACTAAACCCTGATGATCTCACCAGGCGCTCCCCCAGCAGCACCTGCGCCCATCGAAGGTCCTGAAAAGCCACCGCGGAAACGACCCGGAAGAAAGAAGGGCGGCAAGGACTCGAAGCCGCGCAAGCGCCGGTCCTTTGGACCATACAAGCTGGACAAGGCGAGCGCGAAGGCCTTCATTTCGAACATCAAGATCGGCTGTCCGATCCAGATGGCAGCCGGTGTCGCCGGCATAACGTGCGAGACGATCTACCAGTGGATTCGCAGAGGCAAGCAGTCGGACGCGCCAACGGAGTTGAAGAAGTTCCGTGCCGACTACCTGAAGGCTCGACACTTTTCAGGTCAGCAGGACATGAAGACGCTGTTCAAGGCGGTGGTTGAAGGCAACATCTCGGCGGCGCAGTGGCGACTGGCCAAGCGCTACCCGAAGGAGTTCGGCAACGAGTCCACCAGGGTGGAGCTGACTGGCGCCGGCGGCGGGCCCATCAAGACCGAGACCCGGCACGACGGTCTGTCGGCTGAGGAAATGGCGTCGCGAATGGTGAGGGCGGCCCGTATCGCCAAGGAGGTGCTAGACAAGCAGAAGGTTGAGCTTGCCATCGCCAACGCGATCGAGGTGGGGGCCAACGTCGCGCCGAAGCTCGAACCGACCAAGGAACCGGTCGACGTCGTCCCGTCCGCGATGCCACCGGCGTTCCTGCGGACCTCGCAGTCAGTCGAGGCCCAAGCCGTCAGGGCGCCAGACAAGAAGCCGCCGGCTGCTCCAGTTCAAGTCGGCATGATCCCGATGCGGAGCTAGGCGATGCTCGCGGCAGCCAAACAGAGCGATCTCGAGTACGGCTTCGAAACTGCCGAGGCTCAACTCTGTGAGCTCGCGCGCACCGACATTCGAGCGTTCGTCTCGTACGTCATGCGTGACGAGGAGACGGGCGGACTCGTCGATCTGTGCCCAATGCACGAGGCGTGGCACGCGCTCGCCGACAGGCACGACCGGCTTATTCTTTGGTCGTTCGCAGAGGCCGGGAAAAGTTTTAATTTGAGCGTCGCCCGAACGCTGTTCATGCTCGGGCGGGACCCGACGCTCCGGTTCGCCATCGTTTCGAACAACACGACCCAGGCCGAGAAGATTGCCGGCCTGATCGCTCGGTACATTCTCGAGTCGGAGGAGCTGCACCAGGTGTTCCCGAACCTGGTTCCGGATCCGTCGATGCCGTGGAACAGCGGGCAGATCACAGTCAAGCGACCGACCCGCGCGGCCCAGCCTTCGGTGCAGGTCGTCGGCATCGGCTCGAACATTCAGGGCAGCCGCATCGACGTTGCGATCCTCGACGACGTTCTCAACCGGGACAACACTCGCACAGAGAACAACCGCAGGGAGACGCTGGACTGGTACATCAAGACGATCCCGGGCCGCATGACCCGCCGGGGGCGCATCATCGGGATCGGTAACGTCTTCCACAAAGAGGACCTGCTTCACGTGCTGGCGAGGAACCGGCGCTTTCACGCCTACAAGTTCCCGATCCAGCACAAGGACGGAACGCCAGCGTGGCCAGAGGTGTGGCCGCTCGAGCGCATCGCGGAGAAGCGCGAGGAACTCAGCTCAAAGCCGGCCGAGATCAAGATCCAGCTCGACTGTGAGCCAGTGGACGACAAGGACTCGCGCATCAAGCAGGCGTGGATTGATAAGTGCAAGGCGCGCGGCGAGGGCAAGACGCAGATTTACGCCCTTCGAGAAATCCCCGCCGGCTGCAAGGTCTACATCGGCGTCGATCTTGGCGTGGGCCGGAAGAAGGTCAACGCGCGCACCGTCTACTTCGCGCTGCTGATTCACCCGAACGGCGACCGCCAGGTGCTGTGGATTGAGGCCGGACGGCTCGCCGCCGACGAGATCATGAACATGATCATCGAGATGCACCAGCGCTTCCACGGCATCTTCGTGGTCGAGAACGTGCAGGCCCAGGACTACATCTGCCAGCTGATGACCAAGTACACGGCGATCCCGATCTTGCCGTTCACGACTGGGAAGAACAAAGCAGACCCGAGCTTCGGCGTCGAGGCGATGGGCGTCGAGTTTGCGAACGGCAAGTGGATCATCCCGAACGACAACGGGATATGCGACCCGGAGGTCGAGACCTGGCTCAACGAGGTGTTGGCGTTCCACCCGGACGCGCACACAGGTGACTCACTGATGAGCTCGTGGTTTGCCAAAGAGGGCGAGAGACTTGGCGGCCCACCGCCGCCCCCACCGCCCCCGACGGGAACTATCAAGCTCAACCTCAGTGGATGGTAGAAGCGGCAGCAACGAACAAACCGAACTGATAGGATGCGAACATGGCTAGCGGAATCACACGCGATCTAAACACAGGCTCCGAGGTTGTGGCAGCGTCTGCCGACCAGATGCTCGTCGCCGAACGGATGAAGCGTCTCGGGCTGTCTCCCAGGCAAGTCGAGCTGTCGAGGCTTTATGCCTTTTTTCGCACCCAGCAACACGACGATTGTGCGACGGCGTGGGACGGCAGCCCGCACACGGACACGCTGGCACGGGCGAGCATCGTCAGCTCGGCGGCTCTGCCGAACGGATACCAGGACATCGGCGGCCAGCTTGAGCCCCTGCCCTTGCGCTTCCGGCGGCCGAGCGTCCCTTGCCACCTGTGTAAGCTGATCGTCTCGCGGTTCACCGGACTCCTGTTCAGCGAGCAGCAGAATCCAATGTGGAAGGTGCCAGGCGACGTCGAAACGGAGGCGTGGATACAGGCTGTGACCGAAGATCGCGGTCTGTGGGCGATGATGGGTCACGCGCGCGACATGGGCGGCGCCATCGGAACGGCGGTGCCTGGCTTCAAGATCATCGACGGTCGCGTGGTGTTCGAAGACTTGGACGCGCGATGGTGCTTCCCGACCTTCGACCCGAAGGATCCACGTCAGCTCCTCAAGATAGAAATCCGCTACATGTACCCGCAGGATGTGCGCGACGAGCAGACCGGGGAGTGGCGCGAAGAGAATTTCTGGTACCTTCGGATCATCGACCGAGAAGTCGACTGCCTGTGGAAGCCCCAGGCCGTGGGCGACGGTGCCAGCGAGCCAGACTGGGATAACCCGCTGAACGTCGCCGAGATGCACCGACACAACCTCGGCTTCGTGCCCTACGAGTGGATCCCGAACATCGAAGTGTCTGGCGACATCGACGGCGACTCGGACTGCCTCGGCTCATACGATTACTTCGAGCGCATCGGCGAGCTGGACAGCCAGATTCACGGCGGCGCCATCCGCAACGCCGACCCGACGCCGGTGGTGGCGAGTGACGGCAATTTGACGAAGGTTGCTCAAGGCAGCAAGAACGCGGTGAAGCTGGAGAAGGGCGGCACACTCACCTTCGCCGAAACGAACGGCACGAGCCTGGAAGCTGCTGCCAAGGAATCGGACCGCCTCGAGGACAAGGCGCTGCAGGTGGCCGAGTGCGTGCTGGCCGACCAGCGGACCACCGACGGCGCGAGCGTAACGGCAACCGAGATCAACAAGAGGACCGCGGCGATGTTCGCGAAGGCCTCCCGGCTGCGCACCCAGTACGGCGCGCGCGGCGTGGTGCTGCTCATGAACAAGTTGGTCAGGGCGGCGAGGAAGCTGGACCAGGGTCGGCAAGCCGGGCCCGACGAGAGCGATGGCGAGGGCAACCGCATTCTCCCGGGAACGACTATCCGAAGTTCGATCACTGTCCCGCCGAAGGTGGGCGACGATGGCAAGCTGCAAGACCACAAGCTCGGCAATGTGCGAGGAGCGCAGTTGAAGCTGGTCTGGCCCCCATTCTCGCAACCCAGCTCGCAAGAGGTGCTGCAGGACGTGCAGGCCACCGTGCAAGCGCGCGGCGGGCGCCTCATCTCGGCGGTCACGGCCACCAGGAAGATCGCCTCGGCGTTCCACGTGGAAAACCCACAGGCCGAGCTCGCGGAGATTCAGAAGGAGCCACCGCCCCCGGACTTGGCGGGGCAGTCGCTGCAGGAGCTGAACGAGGGCAGGTAGAACTAGCGACCGACCGAAGGAGGACCTATGAGAGTACGACTTGAAACCGAACAGGGCGAGCTGGTTACGGACAACGTAACGTTCCCGCTGCCATTCCAGAAGCTTCCATCGCTTGCCGTGTGGGGAGCGCGCATCTTTGCACTTCAGCCAGTTGGGCTTAGCTCCGACGATGGTCCGGTGCCGATCTACCGCGAGCAGTCCGTTTCTGCCGTGGTCGGACTCCCAGAGCCGGAAGTCGCTGAAGCGGAAGGAGGCTTCCTGTGCCCTCGCCGGGGAGAGGTCGGGGGCGCCGGCGTCTTCAAGTTCCCTACGAGCGACCGCTGGAGGGGAGACGACAATACCTGTAGCTATTGCGGAAGCCTAAACCAGGACTGGCTCATGGATAGGCTCGAGGCTGGCACAATCGAGCTCGGACCGACCGACAAAAACTACAAGGTCTACGTCGAGAATGCAGGTGGAGAACCGTTCAATGTCCACGGGGCGCCCAAGTTCTACTTCCCGCACCTATCGAAGGCGCAACGCCAACGGTTCGTCGAGATGCTCAACGAGAAGAAGATCAAGATCGGCGCGCCGGGGCACTTCTATGTGCTGCCGTTCTTCGTGAAGCGATGACCTGCATCGTTGGAGTCGAGCACCGCGGTCAGGTTTGGATCGGCGGCGACAGCGCCGGCACGGACGACAACGGCGGTCAGTACATCCTGATTGAGCCGGCCAAGGTCTTTCGCATTGGCGACCTTGTCCTCGGGGTAAGCGGCTCTCTCCGCATGGCCCAAGTTATCCGCCACGGTCTGCAGCTTCCGAATAGAGACGCGAGTAGGAGCGACGAAGCGTGGCTATCCGTCGAGTTCATGACGGCTGTCCGAGGCTTTCTTCAGACCTCCGGACTGATGATCCGCACCAGCCGAGGCACCGACGAGCTGGACGGTGCAATGCTCATCGGCTACCGAGGGAACCTCTACACGGCCGATCCTGACTGCAGCGTTTCCAGGAGTCGCTTCGGCTGGGACGCAATCGGATGCGGTGGCCGGTACGCGCGCGGCGCCTTGGCGGCGATGACGGAAACGGACCCGTTGCGACGTGTGCGCCGAACCCTCGAGGTGGCGTGCGCGCTGAATGCGAACTGCCGGCCGCCATTCGTCGTCCTGAGCGACCCACCAAGGAAAGTGAAACGATGAGGATAGCGATCGACTGGGACGGCACGGTTGTCAGCCAGGACCGTCCGTACAACGACCTGGTGACCCCGATGGAGTTCATCCCGGGCGCAAAGGAAGGCCTGCTTGCGCTGAAGAGAGCAGGCCATGTCCTTTTGCTCTGGTCTGCCCGCGCGAGCCGAGCGCTGCTCTACGACCCGCTCCTCGACCCGCTCGTTCGCGCGGGGGCCGCGCCGATGGACCGCCGGAACTGGCTTGCCTCACGGCACCTGCATCGGGCGCGGTACGAGCAGATGATCGACTTCGTCAACCGTGAGCTCGCGGGGATCTTCGACGCCATCGACGACGGCCAGTGCGGCAAACCGCTGGTTGACCTCTTCATCGACGATCGTTCCATGGCCATGAGAGGCCCGGCGACATGGTCTCGCATCTCCCGGGTCTACGGCGAGGCTGAGCCGCTGTTCGACCAGGAGCTGACGCCCGAGCTACTCGACACGCCCGTGGCGCGGCTCAACCTCGTGCCCACTGGCAAGCTCAAGGACATCTTGGACCGGGTGCGGTCTGACCTGCGCTCCGCCGGTATCACGCACTTCGAGCCGATGTTCGCGCTGGGAGACTCAGGCTTCTGGTGCGCCGACCGGGCCCTGACGATCAACTTGCCGTGGTTCCTTGCCACCGAGCAGCTCTTCCAGGCGGCGCAGCCCCGCTATCCCATGACCTGGTTCAACATCGAGCGCGGCGTGCGCCACGAGGTGGGGCATGCGGTCGGGTATGCGTTCGAGCTGTGGAAGCGGCCTGACTGGACTGCGACCTTCGGCGACTTCACGAAGCCGTACCCGAAGACCAGCGGCTCGTGGCCGGTGAAGGAGAACAGCCCGGACTTCGTCGAGTACGTTCTCGACAGCGGGAAGGGCTACGGGCAGAAGCACCCGGACGAGGACTTCGCGGAGACCTTCGCGGCGTGGCTTGACCGAAGCTTCGACAAGACCAAGCTGGCCGGCGGTGCCGCGGCGAAGATGGCCTACGTCTCGCGCGTGGCAGGCGACGTGCTCACGGGCTGGCCAACAAACCACGACCTCGGCGTGCCCAAGGAATGGCGGGCAGCTTATCCGCAGCAAACGGTGCGCGAGGCCCTCGGCCTGCCGAAAACGGATTC